TGTAGTTCTTTATATCGACCCCGCCTATATCGATCTGTTCACCTTCACGGTCTACTTCCCCGGTATTGACTGTTGCTTCAAGAACGCCATCGCCTAAGTCTTTTGTTTCCTCTGATTCAAAAAGACCCCTGACGTAAACCTTTTCACCTACTTCTCTTTTTAGTATTTCTTCTTCCATAATTACAAAAGAGCCTGCTAAATTATGCCCTCACATTATTGGGTATAATCAAACAGGCTCATTGGCCCTTTATTTAATTACTAACTACTATGTTACTAAGAATTTTACTTTTCGTCAAGTATTCTTGAGAAAAATAGACGATGTTATTGAATTGTTTACAATGGGAACATTTAATTTGAATATCTACGCAGTCTCCTTTAAAAAGTAAATGACCGCAGAACTTACAGTTATGTTCTTTTATCATACTACGCCTGAAATGATTGAAATATACAAATTCGTTTTCTGCGGTGCAGTCTGCGGCTTATTTCCAGATAACCATACGATATTAAATTCAGCTAGGTAATCCCCAACTGTATCGGTATCACCAGAAATCCAAGAATACTGAACCTGTCCTGAGCTTCTCGGCACTATAAAAGTAGCAGCCGAGGTAACTTTAACAACTCCGGTATATTGATTCTTCATAGAGAAACTAACTGTCGAAGCATTAGTTAAATCAACTACTACCCCATTCTCGTCAGTAACAGTAGCGATAAGAACCGGCATTAAATCATTTTGTTTTAATGTAATTCTACTAGTCATCTATTTTTATTATACTCTTTCCACTTGAAACTTGAATATCCTTATTTCCATTTATTAAATTAGTAATAACTGATAATGAATTGAGAATTGTATTTATACTAGCAGAAGATAATTGTATATTTCTACTACCTTCGGTTAATCCTAGTAAAGAAATACTTGAATCAACATTAGTTGTAGGATTAGCTAGAATAAACTGGATTATTCTTGTAATTAAAGGATCGGGTATATTTTTAATTACTCTTGATAAACCTAATATGTTCCTACCGGTAGTAGATTTAATATCACTCTTACCTAAGATACTTTGTAAAGTTACTGCTGTAATCCTAGACTTCCCAAGAATAGTCTTAGAAGTAATAAGAGCGATTCGGGATAAACCTAAAATTATTTGAGTAGTAGTTTTAAGAATCGCTGTCTTACCAAGAATCGTTTTAACTGTAGAAATAGTAACTCGTGATTTACCTAAAATAGTTTGTAAAGTAATTAATCCTATTCTCGATTTACCTAGAATAGTTTGACTAGCCGTTCTAAGGATTGAACCTTTACCTAAAATACTTTGGATAGTAGTTATAGTAATACGCGCTTTACCGAGTATAGTTTGTGTAGTCGAGGTAGTTACTCTTGCTAATCCTGTAATAGTCTTTAAAGTAGTTACAGTAACTCTAGCGATCCCTGTTATAGTCTGCGCGGATATTATAGATACTTTCGATTTACCTAAGATATTTTGGATTGTTGATATTGTTATCCGGCTTAAACCGGTAATAGTTTTAGTAGTAGTAGTAGTAGTGATAATATTTGACTTACCTAAAATTATTTGAAGTGTAGTAGCAGTTACTTTAGTTTTACCTAAAATAGTTTGTATTGTTACTATTGTTATTCGAGATAATCCTTGTATAGTTTTAAGAGTAACTATTGTTAATCTAGATTTTCCTAAGATAGTCTGACTAGCTGATTTTAAAATAGCCCCCTTACCTAGAATTGTCTTTAATGTAGTAGCAGTAACTCTGGCTTTACCTAAGATAGTCTGAACTGTTGAAATCGTAACTCTTGATCTTCCTAAAATCGTCTTTGTAGTAATCAGTCCAATTCTTGAGATTCCAGTAATCGTTCTAGTAGTAACTATTGTAATTCTAGATTTTCCAAGAATAGTTTGACTTGTAATTAAAGTTATTCTTGCCTTGCCTAAGACTGTCCGTGTTGTTGAGATTGTAATTCTAGAAAGTCCGAGTAAAGTCTTAACAGTAACTAATCCTATTCTGGATTTACCTAAAATTGTATTTAAAGTAGTAATAGTTACTCTTGATAATCCAAGAATAGTTTTTAAGGTAGTAATAGTAACTCTTGATAAACCTGCAATAGTTCGTGTCGTTGATATAGTTACTCTTGCTAGACCTTGAATAGTCTTAGTCGTTATAAGTCCAATCCGTGATTTACCTAATATCGTCTGCGTAGTAATAAGACTAATACGCGCTTTACCGAGTATCGTCTTAGTTGTAACTAGACCTATACGAGCTTTACCTAATATAGTTTGGGTAGTTGTTTTTAGTATATCGGCTTTTCCTAGAATTGTTTTAGTTGTTGAGGCGGTTACACGAGCCAACCCTAATATAGTTTTTAGAGTAGTGATTGTTATACGCGCTTTACCAAGTATTATCTGAAGTGTCGAAACAGTAACTCTGGATTTACCTAGTATTATTTGAGAAGTTGTACCGGTAATTCGAGAGATACCGGTTATTGTTTGTGTTGTAGTTACCGAGCCAGAAGGAGAAATTAAAACAAGGTCTAAAGTAGGATAATACTGTATCGAAACAGATTTACTGTCGTCTTGTATAACCGAGAGATTATTACTCGGATATATTTTAATCTTAATACTGCTAGCCATAGTCTAGGTATCATATTGAATACCATACACATTTATATCTAATGCACTTGCCGTTCCTGCGGCGCCTGTTAGAAGATCAACTGTTGCACCTGCTGCCAAAAATACCTGACTTACCAGCGCTGTATCACTATCACCGACAATTTCAACAGGAACACCATCACTCGGAATTGTCATAGCATTACAGATAATAAAATACGAACCTGCTGAGTTTTTATGTTCCAAAGTAAAAGTAACTCCCGTAGTCGTCTTATTACAAACAATCAAAGAAGTAACTAATACTCCTCTTGACGAAGCATTCGCAGGCGTAACAATAGTTGTATGAGCCGTTATTGCAAGACTTGATACTTGAGCTAATACTTCTGGATCACCCTTAGTAGGTGTTGCTAATACTGCCATTTAAAACCTCCTTTCATTTCAAATTAAATCCTTTTAATGCCATTCCTAAAGAATTACTATGTTGAGTCCCCGCTATCTTTACTGAAACCGCCTCACCAGTTTTAACAAATAATGGTCTTGCTAAATAACAATCACCAAGAGGGGCTGCGGAAGTAGAAAAACCAGGCATCCCTACTTTGGACATCCATATTTCAGAACCCGCAGCACCTATCCCTATCTGTGCTTGAATAGGATTATTGGCTGTTGTATTCAAACCAACTATCCCAGTTATTAAAATTGGATTGGCAGCAGAAGCAATAAACTGGACAGGTGAACCATAAACCCAACTTGTGGTTGCATCTGTAATTACAGTCGTTAACCCAGGGGAAGGCCAAACCTGTGAGCCTTGACTCGGAGGACATAAACCTCGAATATATCTTAATTCTTTTATGTATTGTGTTGGGTTAGCAAAAGACGTGGCATTGTAACCAAAAAGATAAAAACCGTTACGCATTGCTTTGGCAGCCGAACAAGATGTCCTAAAGGATATTCTTGTATTGGCAGGAATTAAAATAGGTTCAAAAAATATAGTCCTTCCTGTATAGCCCTGAATGTTATCCGTAGCAGTCGTCCCAGGGTAAAACATCATTAAACCGTGTCCTTCCGCAAGTAAGTTTCCAGCATCCCCCTCGTGTCCAGCAGCACCCTGATTAACTTGAATATTCATTAACCCATACTGGAGACCATCTACCACTTTGAGTAAGAAGTATTCATAAACGTAAACTCCACATAGAATAAATGGATAAGTTAGGTTGGCAGCAGTAATTAATTCGGTGTAAGCAGACCAAGCACCACTTACTCCCGATACGACTCCAATAGAAGTTGCATCAGAAGGTATTATCTGTTCAATTATGTCTCTTTTTGCTAAGAAATCTATCATAAAGTCACCTTTAAGTTAGGAAAGAAATAAGTTAAAGTTTTATCTTTTAATGTCGTTTTTTGATTGGTTGTTAATGACAACCCAGATGTATCAACAAAGTCACTTACAAATTTCGTCATTCGATTGTATAATTCTTCGGGAGTTTCAATAGAAGGGTCTTTAACAAATGATTGGGTTGGAATATCCCAAATCTTATCATCCCCAATAAAGTCTTTTCCCAATTCAATCACTTTGAACCTATCGGGTGTATCTTTTACTTCGGTTGCAGTTCCCCACAACTCACCTGTTTTTACATTTACTACTGCGTACCACATTGCCATATTATTTATTTCTAGGTTTTAACAACCTTTAATGATAAAGTTACTCTTACTATCTCGGCATTAGTTGTTAATGGTTGTAATCCAGCAGGCCAAACTGTAGCATTAAAAGGAACTGTAGGGAATTTAGCTCCATCTCCTGCTTGTACAACTAAAGAAGTACCCGAACTTGCAGGACTTGGTGCTGTCGCTACTGTAGAATATGCAAAGTTTTTATGTACATCTGCCATAGTTTAATTATACCTCAACTGATACCTAACTCCCATTTGTAATTTTTACCCTTATAATTAACTTGCCAACCAATATAATATTTAACTGCCGGTATCGGATTATCTTTCCTTAACCATTTAGGTAATAATCTATTTTTATTATTTCTCATTTCTACTCCTAGATTAGTATTTTGCTGTACTTGTTTATAATAAATTAACTTTCGATCTTTAATTTCAGGCGGTCTTGAGCCTTGAGGTGGGTATAGTATTCGTCCGTCTATCTCTCCATTACCGGTTTCTAAGTCAATCGTTAGAATATGGCCTTTACCTATTAAAGAAGCACGCTTTATAGGTAAGTCTTTTATATCATAATAAAAAGTTCTTGTAGGATCGGTTCTGGATTTATCGTCTGGAGTTTGGGTAATTATTTCGTGGTTATAAGTTTCTACTGTTAAAAGAAAATCTTGTTTATAAGTAATCGGCATTGTATTACCTCTCTATTGTATTAGGTTGGTTCTTCTATTGTAACTTTACCTGTTATCTCTGTTATTTCATCAATTACTTCCTCAGAAGCAGCTCTATTTTCCTCAACTAATAGCTGTTCTTCGGACAGTTTATTATCTTTTTTATGTTGGTCTATTAAATCATTAGCTTGTTTTGTAGTAAGTCCGGCAGGTAATTTAAGAAATCTACCACAATCACAAACTGCCAAAATCTCTCCGTTATTATCAACAGTTAAAGTTTGTTCTGTATCTTTTTGTTCATTTGCACAAAATATAGTTTTAGTTTTCATTATATTGAAGCGTAAGAGTTACTTGCGCTGTATCTCCTGCCGCCGCACCTGCGGCTGTTTGTAATTGAGTTGTTAAGAATACTGTATAACAAGGATTAGTTGCCATTGTAGCCGCTTTACCGGTTGCTTCTGGTCCTGTAGCACCAAACCAAATCGCTACTCCAGAACCGATTGCTATTGCAGTAGTCATATCTACAGTTAAGTTAGTATCTGCTGTCGCCGAAGGAGTTACATAAAGCCAGCGATCCGTATCTTGAGTAATTGCCTTAATTCCTTTAAGAGTAAGATTTGCCGCAAATGATGTAGCTGTATGCGCGAATAGTCCGGCTGAAATCTGGTTAAATGTAACCGAGAAATGACCGAATATAGCTTTCTGAAATCCGTTATTACCTGCCGTTATTGGATAAGAAGAATAGGCGTCAGTTACAACACCGGAGTTTTTCCAGTTAGCGTCTGTAGCCGGAGAAGTTCTTGTCGTGCCTTTCGCCGGAGAACCTGTCGCTGTTCCTGTATCTTCGTCAAATGTAAATGTAGCGGCCATATACTTTTATTCTACCCTTTTATTTTAAATCTTTCAATACTAACTACTAACCGGTACAGTACCGCACTCGCAATTAGGGTGTAGAGGTGGTGTCTCTACATCACTATAATCTGCGGTATAACTACTTTGGTCTCCATTATCATCTGTATAATCTACAGATTCTCCTTGGTTAAGAAAGTTCTCCTCTACTCCTACTATTGTGCCGTCCATTTCAGCACAAGCCTCGCAAGCACTAGGTTGAGCATACCATTGTATTTCAGTAAAACCGCATTGTTTATATGCCTCTTTAGTCGCTTGGTTACTGGCGCGCATTGTTTCAGTTCTAGCCAATCTATCGGCTCGGTAACCTTCAAGATCGTTACAACCGGCTTCTAATTCTCTGGATATACTCGCAATACTTTCTCCGGCTGATAATCCATCTGCGATAGTAGTTCCCATATCTTCTAAGGTTTGCTCATTAAAACTATTTGCCATTTTAGATAATGAATCCCTAATAAACTTCTCAATTTCAGGTGTAATTGTAAAATCCGCTTCTAATTCTCCTGCAAAGTCTAAAGCGAGATTGCCTTGTTCATCTGCAATCGCTACTTCTACTGTAAATAAAGCATTTTCAAAGTTCCTATTTGCCGCATTTATATCGAGTAAGCGGTCTTGAACTGCTTTAACTAATCCGTTAATTCCCTTCTCATTTTCTTTTTTCCAATTACTTAATATCTCTTTTGTCTGTTCTTCTAGTATAGGAGCTAGTACTTTATGGAATCGTCTTTCATATTTACGCTGGTTTCTAACTAAAGAGAGGCGAAATGCCTCTTTCATATCTAAACTTAAATTAGTCTTTTTTTTTACAGTTTTGGTTATTGTAACTATACCTTTAGCTGGCGGAGTTACCGGAGTAGTTGGAGTTGGAGTAGTATCACTTAATGGAACTGACATTACGGGTGCTCTTAATACTTCCCCACCTTCAATATCTTCTAGATTTTCTTCTTGTCTAATTTCATTTCTAGTAAGCCAAACATCAACTGCGGCTTGCCTTTCCTGTAATTCAAATGCTTTATCTTCGGGTATTATATTTTCGTGTGTAACTATAATCTGTTCTTGAGGATAGTATCTATTAACTAACATCTGGATAAAACTGTCTAACTTATCCATTCGAGGATCAAGAGTATGAGCCGCAAAGATATATTCTAGAGTTTCTACACTTGCCCTGCCAAACCCCTGCTGAGTTTCTTCTCCGAGTAATGCTTTAGGCACTCTAAACATTCTTAATACTTCCCCTACAGTTAAATCTTTTAGGGATTGCATATCAATCTGGTCTAAACCTAAAGAAGTTTTAGTAAATTCCACATCACTCTGTCTTATTAAAGCAGTACGACCTGCGTTCTTAGTACCTTCGTATTGTTCTCTCCATTTTCTAGCAAATATCTCAAAGTTCTCCTTTTGGATATTCCCTTTAATTGATATGATTCCTGCCGGTGCTGCATTATTTCTAAAGAAGTTTTTAGTAAATGTTCGGGTACTTTCTTCGGTATCAATATAATCTATCGCCGCTTCTACAATTCCATATCCTCTATATGGATTTAAAGGATTAAAAGTTTTATCTAATCCTATTTCTTCCGGTCTAAATAATACTTTCTCCCCATTGGCTTTATTTAGAATATAACCGGTAACTTCTCCTTGATCATCTATAGTTAAACCCATTTTATCTGGTGGGAGTAAAACTATTTCAGTACCGGCAGAGATATTAGGCTTTCTAGTAAATTGACCGAGAGGAATATACCAAAATGCTTCTCCTAAAATTGAGTAATAAGTTTCGGCTGCTTTTAAAAACTCTGATTGTGATACTCCTTTACTTGGATTAGCAAGCAAATCTAAAAAAGGGTGTCCGTTAATTGGTTCTAAATGCCCGTCTATCATTTTCTTATTAAAGATCGGTTGGTATTTACCAATTCCATCTGAGATTAAATTAACAGCCGCATAGACGATACCTTTATACTTCCCTAACTTTCTAGTATCGGAGTAGTTACCATACTGTTGGTTAAATGCAAAAGAAGAATCGGCAGTATCTACACCGCCAATTAAAGCCTTAGATATGTTTGACAAACCATCTGCTATTCTGGTTCTAATACTCATTTAATCCTCGTAATCATCTTCTAACTCACTCTGATTATATCTTACATCATTTTCGGCTAAATTAGTATCTATAAAGACCGACTCTCCTCCTTCTCCTTCTTTTAAATGGCTTATTGCATATCTAACTGCGTCTAATCCGTGATTCCAAACATTCTCCGGCTCATTCATTGGCTTTCCATCTCTACCAATTCTCCACTTATAATTCCTAAACTCTTTAATTAAATTAGTTGAGTTTTTAGTTACTTTAATCTTCTGGTCTTGGACTAACTGGATTCCGTAATTAACACTTCCAGCACCTTTAACCGAAGGGATTGCGTCTATACCATAACTCTTTAATTCTTCGATACTCTTTGGCTCGGCACTATCGCATATTACTATTGATTCCGGCCATTGGTTTATTAAGTTAGCAATCTGGTTATTAGTTAAACCGGCTCGATATAATCTTTCATCTAAGTAATAAGTATTGTCCAGATAATAAACTGCAATTATCGCTGTAGGGTCTATAGTAAAACCAAAGTCTAAGCCATAACCTTCGAACCTTGCGTTTTCGGGTATATTATCAACTATCTCCCAATCCCCATAAATAGTACCTTCTAATCTACCTATTTCTCCTAAGCCATAAACTCTCCACCAATTCTCTCGGTCTTTTCTACTTTCGATTGATTCTACAATTCGAGGATTAAGGGCTTCGTTGTCTAAGTAAGTTAATTTAAGGAAGTCGTGGTCGATACGAGGTATTACATCGGTGTGTACCCAAAACTCGCTTACGGGGTTAAAGTCTAGTATTATCTCGTCATTGGTTCTGACCTCTAGCTGCTCGTATGTTTCAAAGGGTATATTGTTTGCTTCGTTTATAAATAATATGTTACGTCTCGGCCCTCTAACCTTACCTGCCTCATCCACTGAAAAGAACTCAATGGTCGCGCCTGTTTCAAACGAGTAGGTTAGTTCTGTCTTATTCCAGCGATCAGCCCGAAAGTAATAATGCTCCTGCATTATGTTGAGGAAGTCACGCATTGCGGCACGTTTTAAGTGGGGCAGGGATTCAGAGACTATTGATATAGTCGTCTTTTCTCGCTGGGCCTTGTTTATTAGATAAAGAATAATCCCTATGGTCTTACCTGCTGAAGTACCTCCCTGTATTATCCTAATCCGTTTGTGTAGTTGCCGGATCTTCCGGCTGGCTGTCGTCTGTTGAAACATCGTCTGGTAGAATTGGTTTTGGTTTCTCAATTACTGAAAGGTCGGTCTTTTGAACGGGCATTCCATCTAAGTAAGCCCAGATTGTTTTAATCGCTGTTGTATCCCCCTCAAGAGCTAAAGCGATTATTTTCTTACCCAGTGCTTTCTTTATATCCGGCTGCTCATCCATCATTTCTTTTATTATCTCGGTTATGGAATGGCCTTTGAGGGGTCTTCCATTACGGTTTATATTCTCAGGGTGTAATTGAAACCCTGTCTTTTCAGTTGTATTTTCGTTGTTTTCTTCACTCATTTACAACACCTTCTTTTATATCCCCAATAACCATTTTCTCGGCATTCAATTTTAAATAATTCCGTTAAGCGATCACAAAGGGCGTCTCTTTCATTATCATTTAAATAAAACCACTCTCCCCTTATTTGCTTATCTTTATATTGAGAATGTAATTCCCATTCTACTACTTGTGCGTTTTTCAAAAAGACCAAAAAGTATTTTATTACTTGAAATGGACTTGCTGTTTGTAAAGCCTTAATTCTTTTATTAACATCATTAGATATACCTATTTTAGTATAACCAGCACAGTATGCAACATAAATATACTCTCCCGTTTCTTTGGATTGTTACCTTTTAATTAATTTACGTAAATCTTTATTCATTTATTACATCTTACCATATTAAGATCGTCTATACTTTTTTGTTTTAACTTTACATTCCTGCTAAACGCTGACCTCATTCCGTTCACCTCTTTACAAAACTGTAGCAACTTGTTATCCGTACAGCCCTTTAGATTGTCTGGCAGGTAAAGTGCCAGATCATACTTTTTAGGTATTTGAATCTTTCCCTTTTTAACAACATCGCCGGGAATGTCTAAGTAATATTTATAAGCGGCGGTTTTCATTGCTTCCCAGTATTTTTCAAACTGGTTTCTTTTAACATAAATACGATAGTCAAACCCCGACCTTGCTATATATTTAAGTGTGGTATTTGCAAAGGTCTTTGGACGGTTTTTAGTTTTGACTACTAATATTAGTTTCACGGTATTACACTTACCCAAGTGTCGTTTAGTTTTTTAAACTTATATTGAATTATATCAGAATCGGGTTTAATCAAAACATTATGGTCGTTATGGCCGAACTTGGTTTCCCAGTCTATGTAGTTTGTTAATCGTTGTTTCCTAAGCCAGATACCAGCATTAACATCAGGCCCCCAAGGTTCTCCGTTGTATTGATAGGGTATAGCAAGATAGTTTTCTCTGCTTATTAAATACCCATAAAATCCTCCCGCGTCTATCTCCTCAAACCCTTTACCCGGAAGCAATGTTACAACCTCGGTTGGATCGTCTATATCGTCGAACTTCCAAGCACCGATCATTTTACTATTCCACCTTCCACACTGAACGCCCTCGATTATTCCGGTATCGGGTTTTAGTTTATTAATAAATCTCTTTAAGTTTAAGTCTTCAAAGACTGTATCATCTTCTAAACCTAAAACTAAATCGCTATCTAATTCGGAGATTAACTTTTTACTTTGGTTCTTAATTACCGCTATTCTTTTGCGTCTTTCGATTGGTCTTACTTCATTAGGTTGCCAATCTCTATTAATCCTTATTCTAAATCCTCTATAATTTCTCTCCTCTTTACCTAGATTTATTGCAATATATGGATCGTCAATATCAATAATAAAAGCTAAGTTAATAAGTCCGCGATCATAGTCTAGATTTTTTAGATTATCTAACCACCTCTCAACTACCCAACCTCTTGTAAACGCGCAATAGATAGTTATTATTGGATTATCCACTAAACTTTCCTTTCGGTTTTACTAAAACAAATAAAGTTATAATTGCTAAACCACCTATTTGAGTTTGTGTTGGGAATGAAGTTGTATCTTTTATCCCCCAACCTTCGCTTAATAATTTATTTACCTCGCCTACATCAGTAGTTGTAGCAATAAAGTCCAATTTATTACCTGAAAACTTTTTAATTACTTCTGGTTCAGTCAATAGAATCACCCCTTACTAAACCTTCTAATATCCTTTCATATTCTGGAAGTAAAGTTGTCCAAGATATAGTATCTGCTAAATTACTCGCTTTCTTATTCTCGTTTAACATCTCGTTATTATTAAGGTTAGTAAACCAATCTATCTTATCTGCTAATACTTTTGGATCGGCTTCATAAACTGTTATATCAGTTCTCGCTTTAAATGTTTCTTTTGGTGTTGCTGGTACTAGCCACTCTTTTGGTAGGAAAGAATTCTGCGGTTCGATATCAGTCATTATTACCGGCATTCCTGCTGACAGGGCTTCATTCATTGGCAGGCAGTTTCCACCATAACGGCGGGGCAGTAGTAGGACGCTACCACCATCATATAAATGCCAGTAATCAATTACGTCTCCCGATAAACCCCAACCTATTCTTTTATCTACCTTGCCGTAATAAATAGGAAAGTCTTTTAAGACTTCTACTGTTGGGCCGTTGATAAAAACGTTAATATTTGGATTATCAATTAGTTTCATTGCGTCTAAAATAGATCGCGTTCCATTTCTGTCGTGAACTGCTGGGTTGCCAACATTATGTAAATAAGTTTCTACCCAATTTATTTTTCTAAATGGGATTAGTTTTCGATCTACTGGAAAGTGTAAATACTTTGTCGGGCCGAACGCTTCGATCTCTTTCATTCGCCAAACAGAAGGGACTAAAAATAAGTCGGGTTTCGGTAAACTTGGGGTACGTAAAAATTCCAGGAATTCAAAGTTGGGCACTAGGACTGTCTTGACTCCCAGCTCTTTAGCTCTTTCAAATGTCCAGTAATTCAGGGGATTTTCAGCGACTAAAACTATGTCTAACCCTTGCAAAAAATTATCAACTACTTCATTAGTTGGGAAGCCTTTATCGAAAATAACTTCAAACTGTTCTGGATCGGTTTGGTTGTACCAATCGGGATGTTGCGGTTGATGATTCCAAGGGGATATATCAGAAACAAGAGTTCTGTAAGGTTTCAAGTGATCGAAATATGCTCTTGTTTGATTGCCCAAACCAGTGCAAGTATCGAATGCAAATAGTCCTAGCTTAATATTCTTCATAAATAGTAAATTTATTATAACTACTACCCCCCTTAGGGTTTAATCTTAACCACGTTTTTGGTGCCATTTCACAAGGTATCAAAAATACTTTTTTCACCTTACTGTTTAGGTAACCAACACAAGCAAATAGATCAGCAGTATTTTTTTGGAGACTACTAATAGATTTTCTTAACGTAAATTCCCACCACTTTATATTTCTACCATTTCTTTTAACTAAGTTAGACGACTTAACATCTATTTTTAAACCATTCCAATAAATATCAATAAGCAATCTACTTTCGTCTAGCAAACTTTCTACGAATAATTCGGCATCAAAAGCCATTGTTTTTTCTCTGATATATTGTTTATATGGTCTTTTTTGTTGTGTCTTCATATTTTATCGGTCGTCCCCCACCGCTATTTTTACAGTAGGGGAGCTTGATTTTTGCTTGATTTGTCGCACTAAACGCTACCTCGGGCTATTTTTGCTCGGGGTCGTACTTTTCCTAGAAAATACTGTCAAAATTGGGGTCTTTTCCCCTAGTATTTAGGTCGTAACTTCGCTTAATGTTGCCCCCATCAGGATAATAAATATACAACTTCCAAAGGTTCCATCCCGGCACACCATCTATGTTGTAGGCTTCAACTATCTTGCCATAAATGCCGTGTTCAATAAAGGCTTTTGCTTCTTCTCTAAAATATGTTTCCATAATATATCGGTAGAAAGCGGTTGATGCTAAGTGGGGACGTTGCGACCATTGGGCTGTCTTTAATAATTTAATTCCGTCAATTTCTTCTGGTTCGCCGATCATTAAATGTTTGTATTCGGGCAAAATAACTCCCTCGTGGTTTAAACGGATCGCATTGGCTTTTCCTGATAAAATAATCTCTCCTAGTTTATCGAAAGGAATCGGGAAAATCGGATCGAGCGGTGCATCGTGTTCTACAAAAAGGATAAGTGGTGTCTTAACTTCCGGCAGGACTTTCTTGACCATTCCCGACTGATGGTGGAACTCGTCAAAGATAACGCAACGGACATTGTGCCATTGATAATTGCAGAGCCAAAGAAGTCGCCGTTTGTACTCTTCGTAATCGGCTCTAAGCGGTTCTTTTTCTTCTCTTACTCCGTCAACCATAATGATTATTTCGCTGTCTGGAAGTTGGACTCTGGTATCTCTAATCGTCTGTTCGATATGTTCTGTTGAAGGGTGAATTGAGTAAGGAGAAGTCGGCATTAGAATTGTTATCTGTTCTTGATACGGTTCGATTCCGCTTAATTCTTTGATCTGGTCTCTTATCTTTAAAACCATTTTTCTTTTATAATCCTGCCACCAAGCGAATACTTTGTTATTCTTTGATGGGTAAAGAGCTACTTGGTCGCCGATGTATCCTTGAAGATACTCCCAGCTATCGAGAGTCGGAAATAACTCTGGTTGTCCAAAAAACCAATCCCAGTATTCTTTGTTGTCGGCTATCGGAATTGCTCCCGCTTCTAAGGCTTCAAATAATCTAAAAGTGTCTGGGGTTTCAGGGCCAGATGGGGCAGGAACTGTTTTTGCTTGAGCCGTCTTCTCGAAGTATTCTTTATGTGGCAGGCCTTGTGTAAAGCCTTTAGTAAATGTAGCGCTGCCCTTTAGACCATCCCATTTCATTATTTCTTGTAACCAACGTTGCATTTCTGCCCTGGTGGTATGTGTGATCTGACCAGCGAAAAAGTAGTCTAGGGGCTTCTGTGGGGCGTTCTGTGGCATTAGACCTCTCATTTGGGGTGGATAGCCACTTCCTAGCTTATCGTAGCTCTCGTGGCGGTTGGGGCGGGGAGACATCACCCAAATCTTGCTGCGAGGGTGTTTTATTTTTTCTACTTCGAAACTTGATTCCTCATCTCCCCCCAACATCAGTATTACAAAGTCTAATCTTTGAAGTTCTTTATTTATTCTTTCTTCTTCGCCTGCTAAAAGCCTTGCAGGAATAATTACTACTGCACCTTCGGAGTCCTTTGGTAGATTTGCAATACCTTCTAAATGATTAAATTCAAAACCCGTACTCCATATTTCATTAGCGAAAGTATCTTCCAAAATTCCCATATCCCACCAGCCACGATATTTTTTACCCTCTTTATCTCCATACCAAACTACATCTATTCTTTTACCCATTCCAAACCTTTCTTTAAACTGGTGGTAGGTCGCCAGCCGAACTTCTCTAAACTGCTCATCATCTTACCGTAGAACTCATCGTATCCGGGACGGATTGATTCGACATCAACCTTCTCATAAACTAGAGTTTTGTTTAATAACTTGGCTACCAGCTTTGCCATCTCTAAATTGTCCATCTCTTTTCCGCCAGTAATACTAAACCGATAAGGTCTATCTTCATTTCTTCGCGTAGTCAGAGGATTAAAACCCAAGAAAGTTAAATCACAAATAAACAATAAGGCACTAGCTATATTTTCTACTGGGTTATAATGCCTCTTTCCCGGCTTTCCTTTTGTTGTGTGTATCATAACTGTCTTATCGTTTTTAATTAAATCAATAATTTTAGGTATAAATTTCTCGGGGTTTTGGTTCTTTCCAACTATGTTATTACTGTTAGTTATTACTAAAGGAACTTTAAATGTTTTCCAATAGGCTATGGCGATCATTTCTTGGCACGCTTTTGAGGCGGCATAAGGATTGCTTGGCAATAGAATATCCCACTCCTTATGATAAGTTGCCCCATAAACCTCATCAGTTGAGAATTGAATAAAAACTTTAGGTGGGTGTTTGCGCGCGTACTCCAACATCTGTAAAACGATTGCTACGTTGTTTTCGATAAAATTAACTGGCTCGGCGATTGATCGATCTACGTGGGATTCACTGGCTAAATTGAGAATATAATCAAAGTTGCCTATTTCAGGGATCGGTTCGGTTATGTCGTGGGTGACTACTTCAACCCTATCGTTTGGTTGGAGAAGGTTCTCGCCGCCCCTGTGCCGCCAAGAGCAAAGGCAGGTAAACGTCCAGTTTGTTTTCTTTAAAAGGTATTCGAGGACGTTTGACCCAACCATACCTGTAGTTCCTGAAATTAAAACTTTCATTTGTCCTTCTTTAATAAACTGCAAGGACAGTCTTCGCCGTGGCCCTCGCAAGGTTCTGGTTTATAATCTTTGTTATCCCGATGCGTTTCGGCATCGTTTCTTAGATGTATTTCGCATTCGCAGTTTTTCATTGTTTTGCCTTATATAACCAATGGTGTTCGTGATCGTAAGCCAAGTGTTTTCCTTTATCATATCCCGATTCTTCGATTAGATCGTGCAGTTCTCTTTCATAAACATTGTGATTATGAAACATAAATTCAGGGTGTATGCTCAAAATAAGTGTTGGGTGATATTTAAGTAACGTTTCTTTTGCACCTTTCATTACTTCTAATTCTGAACCTTCAACATCAACTGTAATAATATCAGGGACAATATCAGTAATAAGACGGAAATCATTTACGCTTACTTCTGGAAATACTCCTGCACTTTCTGCTAAGTGTGCGAATCCTGTTTGCCATTCAACAAAAGGCTCACTTCTAGTAGGCCAAGTTGTTAAGTCTTTTTTAACTGCTTGTATTGTAGTTCGGTTTGAAACTAAACCGCTAAAGAATCCTACTGGTGATTTTAGTTTATTAAGTTCCCAAGTTTCTTTTATTAAAGGCCAGAATCCTGCCGTGCCTTCCATAACTACAAGTTTGGCTCCCCAAGTTTCTAACAATGCGGCCATATCTCCCTTATAAGCGCCAATATAATAAACAACCGATCCCTGTTTAATTTCTTTATTTAATTCATCTAATCTTTCACCTTCCCAAATACCTTTATGGGTTCTCATATTAT